ACCACCAACTGCAGCATCTGGCAAGCGCTCAGTCACGCTACCTTCACTGCCACCAAATCCATAGCCAGCGCCATACGCCATGCCAGGCAGAATCTGGCCCGTGACGCCTGGCGTTGCACCGCGCCCGCGTGTCAGCGCTACGTTAGCTCCAGTGCCTGCCAGTTGCTCTACAGTAGACATCACCGGACGATTTGGGTTGCTTTGTTCAAGCTGAGCGCGTTCTAAATCAATAGCAACGTCCGTAGGTATTCCAGTCAATTTGCCACGCAACCAGCCAGTAATTTCATCGCTGGTATTGAATGTCAGCCCTTGCAAAAAATTGCTGACTGTCGGGCTTGTCCACGCGCCTGCCTCTATAGCCTCAAGCAGTTCCCGCCCTTTAGGCGTCAGCTTATTATCGAACTTGGCATCCTTCAAAGCCTGCCGTGTATCTTGCAAACTATCAAATGCGCTTTTTCTTTCGGCCATGATGACGCCTCGTTCAATTCTGCGTGGAAGTGATGTAACCCTGATTTATCAGAGCATCGAAAGCGTCCTCGCCAGCCGTCGGATCTGGTGGATCTTCACCTGTGATGCTTTGATATTCTTGGATCAATGCCTGCCCACCTTGAGTAAAGACAGGGTGGGTGTTTCTGACTTTTATGAGGTGCTGTTGCAATCTTGTGTAGCCAGACAAACCTTCCTGATCGAGCGTTGGGTTTTTGCTGATAAAGTCGTTTGCCGCTTCATTCAAAATGATTTCGCGGCGTTGTGACAGTTTAAGCGCCTTCAAAAGCAGCCGGTTGCCTTCCACACTCTTGGTCAATGTTGGTGATGCAGTGACAAAGAACGCCAAATCTTTATCTGTCGGGTTGGAGCCAAGCTGTTTGACCAGAGGGCCGATCAGCGCGTTTGCGTTGGCGGTAAACGCCTCAGCTCCTGCAACCTCTTGGATTTTGTAGTCTGGGTTGAACAACTGCCCAACGCGGCGCAGGCCGGTCATAAACTCCTCACCAAAACCTGTCTCAACGCCGGCATCAAGCAAGTCCAGCATTTGGTCAACACGGCCCAAGGTTTGCTGTGCTGTGGTTGCAGAATCACTGATTTTGCCGACCAGATCTACCGTCGCCTTGGAGCCAGGCGCATTTTGCATATTGATGTTTGTGGTCGCTGGAGTGCTGCCTATTTGTTCAATTTTCCCAGCAGATGACTTCCTGTAAACCTGGCCCTTGCTGGTGTCTAACCCCTCAGCTTTTGCCTCAGCCTCTGACAAGGTTTGATAAGATACCGGCGCGGCTCTGCGTTGAACAACGCTGCCGATGCTGGTGTTTTCTGCGCCACTGATCGGTGAAGTGGTGGTGTTCTGCACGAAAGCCAAGTCGCCCTTATCTACGAGGCTTGATGTAGTGGTTGGCTGCAACAGGGCTGACATCAGTGCCGGCTCGAAAGTGCCAGGTGCAGCTTGAACCATAGCGCGGATCTGCGGCGACACATTCTCTGGCAGCGCACCCATTAGCGCCTCTGTAGCCTGCGCTTCACGCTGCGCCTGACCTTCAAGCGCGTTGCGCTGGAGGTACGCCCCGACAAGTGCGCTAGACAGCCTGCCAAGCCCCTGTAGAGGCGTCCTAACAGGTGCCGAGCTTGCACCCTGCTGAGCGAGTGCCTGGCCCATGATACGGCGCGGATCTGACTGATAAGCAGGGTTCAGCCGCTGAAAGCCAAACGTGGGCATTGCGCGTGGTCTAAGTGCCATTGTGTACCTCTATGAAAGCAAGTAAGCCGCACCCAGGTTGCCGGCCAGACCGAACAACCCTCCGAGATTTGCAGCACGGTTCTGCATCGCCTGATTGTAAGCGTTAGCTTGCGCCGCAGACTGAGCGCCGTAAGCCCCCATGACATCAACAGAACCAGGCGCAAAGAAGCTGGCCTGCTGCACTTGCGGGCCACCGAGCAACGCTGCCAGCTCATTGAAGCCCTGGCTGCGTAGTGCTTGCCGCTCAGCGATCTGCCGGTTGCGGCTCTGGTTAGCGATTTGATTGCTCAGGAGCTGGTCAGCCACTTGCTGCTGGCGTGCAGCGTTCTGGAGCTGGGTGTTAGCTGCTGCCTGGCTGAACGCTTGGCCCTGACGTGCCAGACCGAACTCACCGGTTGCAGCCCGCTCACCAAACTGCTGAGCGCGGATGTTGCGTGCTTGGTTGACCAGGCGATCAGATTCCTGACCCGCTGCCAGCGTGGCCTGCTGTGCGAGACGCTGCAGTTGTTCGTTCTGCTGTGTCTCAAGCCGGCCAATCGCGCTGTCATATGCTTCAGACGTGATCGGGATGCCACGGTCTGCCAGGTTCTGTTCCAGCGTGTTGCGCTGGCGCGTAAACTCTGGCTGTAGCAAGCCGAGCTGCCTGTTGAACAGCGTTTGCTCAACATTGCTGCGGAAGCCCTCTGGATCGCTTGTGAGGGCTGTCAGGCCGCTTGTGTCGAGTGTAGACGGCAGGGCTGCATCGGTGCTGATATTCTGCTGGAACGCCTGCAGGCCAGTGGTTGGGTCAATCTCCTGCGCGGCGCTGATGCCAGACAGTGTGGGCGAGGTGCGGAAAGGGTTCTGGAAATCAGGGTCATCCGCAAAGATAGGTGAGCCATCAGGGTTCTGACCGATGACGGTCTGACCGGTCACTCGCTCAAACGCCAGATTGCCAAGCCCCAAGCCAGTGCCTTCTGTAGCTGCACGCATCTGTGCCTGGAACGGCGTCTCTTGCGTGAACGCTGCAGACTGGAAATCGCTGTCTTCCGGCGCTTGCCCCTGCACAAACTGCCCCTGGTCACCGACATACCCGAACAGCAGATTGCCGTATGGAGTGAACTGCGTGATCCGGTTGGCGTCTGCCTGAGCTGAAATCAGCTCGTTAGGATCAGGCGCTGGCGGTGGTGTAGGTGCGCTCTTGCCCATCTGATACTCCGATCCACTTACATTCTTGTTTCAACATTCCGAAAAGCACTGCGTCATGCTTGCCGAACATCTTCCGCAGCCGGCCTTCCTCTACAAAGCCAAGCTGCCGGTTCATCTTCATCGCCTTGTCATTGGCCTCGCTGCACGTCACCAGCAGGCGCTTGGCACCCACCTGGATGAACGGATATGCAAACAGGCCAAAAAGGACAGACCGATTTGCCCATCGCTGGGAGGAAGCAGCTATTGACGCCTCGATCTGCCCATCTCGGTAGTCGTGATACACGCAGGCCGCGATTATCTCGCCGTCACGTTGCACCCCGATGGCCGCACTAGGGCCGAATCCGTCAATGCCAATACGTTGAGCCGCCCAGCGCTTCAGGTAGTCATCAGCGCCAAAGATCAGACGGTTCATTACTGGCTCTCCTTTATGGCTTTGAGTACTTCATAGACGTTGGGCGGTGGCGGTTGATCCACCTCCCACTGACACAGATACTCACGCGGCTTCCACTCACCGCGCTTGAAGAACAGTGTTTCCTGCGTGTTATGTGCGCCGCGATAAACGCAGACCTCTTGGGTCTTATCGAGCTTCATACACTTCACTAGGCGGCACGTTGTCAGATCGTTTGCCCAGTCGTTTGCTTGTGCTGTGTGCGCCTTGAGAAGCAGCACAAACCCTGTCAGCGTAGCCAAGCCGGCTCCTATCACGACCGTCCAGGCAACATACTCAATGATCTTCTGACGGCGCTGCTGAGCGGCGTAGATCGCTTCCTGACGCTGTTTCCTGATCTTGCCCTCTAGGGCGATCAGCTCGTCCCACGCTGCCACGCCCCTAGTCAGTTGGATCATTTGCTTCAGTTGATACCGTTGATCCTGAAGCTGTTTTTTTGCCGTGAAGGCTTCTAGCGCTAGGCTCTCAATGCTTTTGCCCTTGGTCAGCTTGAGGAACAGGCTGGGGTTCTTGGCGCTTTTCTCTAGGTGATCGACATCTGACACAGCCGACATCCACCGTGACAGATCCTGCGTCATCTGTTCCAGTTCGCGGCCAGCGGCAAAACCTTTTTGCAAAACCTTAAATGCGCCTGTCGCAACCTGGACAGCCGTGCCGATGGTGACTGGATCGAGCATCAGTACACCTTCACTTTGTCTGGATCTATGAGCTTGGGCAGGCAATAGGCCGTCACAAGCCCGCTGCGTCCGCTTTGCTTTGACAAAGCGCGGGCATAGTAGGTGCAGTCATCAACACTGCGGAAATAAAGATCGTTTGAAACAAGACGCTTGCCTGCCGATCCATCTTCCATAATGAAGACGAACAGCAGAAAAGCGTGGATCACTGCCCCAGCAGAACGCCTACAAGCAGGACAATGGTGGTGCCGGCTGTGCCGATCATGATCGTCTCAATCCGCTTAATCCGCAGGATCGTCTCCTTCCAACGCTCCGCACAGACCGCCTCATGGGTGTCGAGTTCAGCTTTGACAGATGTGACGGTGGGCTTGCTCATGATGCGTCAGATGTTTTGAACGGCGTGTTGCCGCAAATAGAAGGCCAGCAAGCCTCAAGTTCTGTCACTGAAGTCGCGCTGTCGCCAACGGCTGGCGCGTCACGCAATGCTTGCTTGTCAGCGACGATTTGACTGGTATCAGCGCCTGTTTCTAACGCACGCATAAATTCTGCATCTAACGCCGCAAATTTGTCTTTACGCGCCTCACGCACAGCGTCAGCAAATATTTTTTTTGCTGCGGTAATATCTTCCGTAATTACATCGCCACTCAAAGACCAGGCGTCACGAAAATGCCTCGATGATGGCACAGTGATTTCACTGGCATCGGCGGTGTTTTCGTCCTTGTCAACGATTTGCACTGATGCTTGAGGATTAGGAGTGATAACCATCAACTCAGGGGCGGGGAAATCATCCTCTGTTTGGAACCCATCATTCATGCTGCTAATCTCCAAGCGTTGCGCCATCTACGATGAGACGGCAGTTGCTGCCGTTTGCAAATTTTCATTTTTGGCCTGTTGCCCTCGTTGTAGTCCCGCCAGATCCTTTCTGGCACGTCCTTCATTATGAGAAATTCAACCGCCTGTCCTTCTGTCAGCGGCGGCATCGGCTCAAGGCTATGCAATAAACCTTTTTCGCCTTTGCGCTGTCTATGCCACGCCTCTACCGGCGGCATCAAATTGCCGTGCATTAACATCGCCATGCAGTGCGGGTCTGGGTACATTACCGCAGCGCAGTCCATCTCTATGTCTTCATAGACAACAACGTAATCAGTCCGCACTGGCTTGAGGTTTTCTTTAGCCCAGCAAATTCTGTCGAACAGTTTGGTGCCTCGCCAATTTATCAAGACAAGTCCCCGAATGATGTTGCTACTCCGAAATCTACATCCCTGCGCGTGTTGCTGGCATCTGCCTGTGTGAGACATAAGTAAGAGCCTGCAGCGTAAGTAGTGATGTTGATAATTGTGGTATTACCAAATGGCTCATTACAGGAGCCAGACGTTGCATAATCTACATTAGCAAAATCATTGTTGATGTTTGGCTGCGCGTTGCCTGTGCCGTTGTCCGTCACGCTGCTTGTGTTAAAGCTGTCGTCCACCTCAAACGTGCCAGTGCTGTCGTATTTGACCCATTGCTTGCAAACACCTTGCGTGGCGCTTGTTGTGTTGCTGCCTTCACCTTTTATGAAGATTTCGCCACCAGCCTCAATTTTCATTCTTTCGGCGTTTGAGGTGTTGAAAGCTATATAACCAGCCTTCTGATTGTTGATGCCAACATTGAGGCTGTTGTTAATCGAAATATCTAAACCACCGCCACTAGCCGCAGCCGTTGCATCGTTTGTCATGCGGAAAGTTGCAGAAGACCCCCCGCCATCAATTTCAAGCTGTGTAGCTGGAGACGAGGTGTTAATCCCGACCTTTCCATCGTCCTTTATGTGAACCAACTCAGTGGTGTTTGCAAAATTATTGAACTTTACGTCGCCCGTGGCAGAGCCAGCCCGGATGACAGTCGCATTGGAGCCGTCATTCGTAATGCGTGGCCGTGATGTGCCGCCGGTATCTTTTAGGTGAAAGCCCCCGCTTGGCGCGTTGCCGCCTTCTGCACCTACATATCCGGTAAAGGTTGCGTTGCCAGCGGTCGAAATAGTCAGTCTTTCATTATTAGACGGAGACGCACCTTCGCCTCGCCTAGAGATATGCAATTCTCCATCAGCGTCTGCCGTATTTATAAGCCATCCATTGTCTTGGTTGGACTGCTTCAAATACAGGTGGTTTGCGCTGTTTTCAATTGTCAGCGGGAAGTCGGGACTCGTAGTGTTCACACCCAAATTACCCGACGCAACAATCACGTCACCCGTGCCATCCGGGTCGAGGGTGATGTCGCCATTCGTGTCCGTAGACGAAATGGTGTTTCCATTGATGTTGATGTTGTCAACATCTAGGTCGGTATTGATGACGACTGTGCCGGTGCCATTGGGCGAAATGTTGATGTCGCGGTTTGATGTGCTGACAATCGAATTAGTCTGGACATCGAGGTTGCCGCCAAGCTGCGGGGTGTTGTCCTCAGACACATTCTGCAGAGCTGAGTCAGCAGTCGAGCCTTGAGCTGCTGTCGCGTAGTCAGCGGAATTAAAGGCTTTGACTTGCGCTAGGTTGGTGACCTCGCTGTCCATCAACGCACCAGCAGCCGTCACATTGGCTGTGTCCGTAACATCAGCCGACGCCTCAATGCCGTCGAGCTTAGAGCCGTCAGTAGCTAGGTCGCGGCCATCAACCGTGCCGCCCACAGTGATATTGCCGGCGATTGCAGTTGTGCTGGACGCAGCGGTAGCGTTAGGGGTCAAGGTGAGCTGCGAGACAAAGCTGCCGCTGATCTTGCTATTTATGCTAAGCGTGCCACCATCCGCGACGTTGACCTTCCACTGGTCAGCGTTGTCATCGCCCTGGTCGGCCTTCAGCACAACGCCAAGCGCCGCGCCTTCTACATTGGCCGCGATCTCAAGTGCATTATTGGTCGTCTCGTCATACTGGATCGTGACATCGCTGTCGGTGCCAAATACCAGGGTCTTGTCATCAGGGATCGTCAGACCTTCAGCAAAAGGCACAGCCGCAGTGCAAGTCTGAGTGCCGTCTTTCAGGATACAGGTGGACAGGCCGGTAGCCATGCCGTCAAATTCTTCATCCATGCGCGAGGCAAGGATTTTGACCCCATTGTCCCTGTCTGTCGTCCAGTCATAAAGACGCGAGAAAACGCCGCCGGAAAATGCCATTAGATCGGCCCTCCTGGTGCAAAGGTATAGTGTGCGGAGATGAAGCTGATTGTTTGCGTACTGGTCGCCACCTTGACGCGCAGCGCCATAGAATACCCAAGCCTGTTGACTGCCTTGCGCCGCTTAGTGACGCCAGATCCGCTGGTATCAGCCCAGAAAAAGTCGTCCCAGGTTGCAGTGTCCCAGGAAGCAAGGTTTGACGCGAAAGTAACTGGGGAAACATCAATCGCCGCTGCGGGCGCTTGGTCTACCCCGACGCCAAAACTGAACACAACGTCAGTCTCTCCCTCAAGCATGGGCTGGACACTGCTGAAGCGCTTGATGCCAGCACGGTCGTTGAAATAGTTGTAGCTGGTCACAAGATCGCCAGTGATGTTTTCGCCATCGTCAGCGTCACCGCCTACTTTGAAAACTTTGCCGCCGGAACTGCCAAAATATGTGTCGCCGTTGAACTGGCCCCAGACTGTTGAGGGCAGATCTTCAAAGATGCACCAAGCGCGGATGATCGGATTGAAAACGTGCTGGTTATATGGGTCGATGCCGTCGCCAGTGGGGTAATTGAAGTAGACTTTATCGCCATCAGGGCTGACAAAGATTTGCCAGCCAGTATCGCTGCCTGTGAGCTTCACCTGACTGATGACCGTGCCGCGTATCTTCTCAGAAATCGCTGCCGCCTTGTTGCCGATGATGTCCTGACGCACAACCTGGCTGAGCGGCAGATAGCCCTCTCTAGTCATCACGATGACATCGCCACCCAGCTTGGCAATGGCACGCTTTTCATTGATCGGCTCAGCTATGCGGTAGGTGCCAACCAGAGCAAAGTTTGAGGCTGACGGATCTGAGCCGCTGTAGATCAGCACCTCGCCAGAACTCATGATGAGCGCCAGCAGATCATCAACGCCCTCGCCGCCGTCGATAGTCAGCGTCGAGATCATGATGAGGTTACCACCGAAGGTGCCAACCAGGCCGACCGGAAACTTGGTAAAGTTGCCCTGGAAAGTGTCTACCGTGGCCGAATAGTAAAAGTTCTGATCTGAGCCGGTGAAGTAGTAAACGCGGTTTTTGTAGGCATGAACGCCGGTCAGCGTATTTGCGTTGACGCCATCAGACAGCGTGATCGACAGGTCGCTGGCGCTTGTCCCATTCCAGCTAAAAGGCACGTTTGCCCCTGACGGCACAAAGATGGATAGGTTGTTGAACTCGATGCTTTCGGCCCTGCCGTTTGCGAGGCCGGTCTTTTTGCTGACAGCCGTGCCGCTATCAATCTGGTACAGCGTGCCATTGCTGCCGATAGCCAATAGCTGGCGGTTTGCGCCAGCGTTATGCTCAACAAGCGTTTCAACATCACCAGTGCCTATGCCGCTGCAAAACTCTGTGTAGCCATCACGCAGGGTCACCTTCTCCACAGTCGGGAAAAAGTTGGACATCACGATTGCGTCCGTTGGCGGCATGGCGTCGATGCTGTCACGGCTGTTCAAGCCACCGACAGGCGCTGGCACAGATGCCGCTTTGACGCGATACCTAGAGGCTGTTGGCAGTGCCTGGAGCATTAGCTGCTGACCCCATATCCGCTATCAGGCAGATTGTAAGAGTAAGGGCTGACCAAGTAGCGCCGCGCATCATCGAGCGTGATGATTGGCGCGCCACCAGAACGGCTGATCGCCTGGCGCAGCTCTAGCTGGTACTGACGGAAGTCCTCATCATATGCGAGGCCGTGCGCCTGCTTGAAACGCCAGGTTGCGCCCATCTCGATGAGCGTTTCATCAAGGATGCCGACATCGGTATCAGCGGCAAAGGCAGCTTGCGAAGTACCACCACTGGTTTGGTTCCAATGGCTCGACAGATACTCAAAGCCGATTGTGTCGGCTGCAGTAGGGGTTGGAGTAATGTCGAACTTCAGCGCGTTGCTGCTTGCCTTGAGACGGAAGCGATCAACGATGCCGGCATCTACTGTGCCGTGCCGATCCGATTGGAACTGCTGCGGCGTGATTGGGCCGACCATCTGATCTAGGTCGGTGCGATTGTAGGCTGTGCCACTGACAAAGCGGTCAAAATCGCTGGGCAAGTCATATGCCTGCGTGCCGTTGACCGTGGTGAAGGTATGCTCCTTCATCAGTATCGGCCAGTTAGTGGCCCGCATGAGCTGCTTGCCCTCGCGGTTGATTATGACTAGGAGCTGACGTGCAATCGGATCTGTGTTGCCGACAACAGTGGTCGGGCGCTCAAATCCGGTGAAGTCAGCTACCGTCTGTGCTATCGTCAGCAGGCTCATCAGCTACTTCCTCAACCTTTGGCGCGGCTTTCTTGGCAGCGCGTTTCGGCTTTGCTTCCATGTGGAGCTGGGCGATCTTGCCGAGCTGCACATATGGCTCACCCATCTGGCGCAGCAGCGTTTCTTCAGCCGCAGCCAGTTCTTCAATGGTTTCGATGCCTTTCAGCTCAAGCTCAATGCGGCGAGGCTCAGACATTCCAGGCACGTCATTCAGACCGCCGCCCTTCTTCTTGGGCTTCTTCTTGCCGGCCTTGAACTCAGCCCAGGCTTCAGGAAAGCGGGCGAGATCTTCAGGGCGGGCTGGGCCTTCCCAAACGTCCTTTACGCCAGAGACGACGATGCGGCAGAAGTCGCGCATCTGGCCGTTCAACTCGCGTTCAAAAAAGATACCTTTTGCGGGCATTTATTCCTCCAGTTGTAGGGGTGAGAGGGCGACCGAAGCCGCCCCCTCCAGGGAGATCACATCGGGAAATCGCAGATGATTTCCTTGTCGCTGATGTCGCCAGCAATCGCACAGACGTTATCTGTGACGGCTGCGGAAACATCGAGCGTGCCGTCCGACGATCCAGTCGGGGTCAGCGGGTCGCCGTCTGCGCCTGCAGTGAGGGCAGTGTTAAGCGTTGCCGGGCCTTTGACCTGAACCCAGCAATACTGACCATCGGTCGGAGCGGACTGCAGAACACCAGCGCCGATCTCTACGGAATCCGAGAGGTCGGAGGTCACCTGGTTGTTCTTGTAGCCATCAAGCGTGTAGTAGTACGCCACGTTGCCGGATACGGCTGCAACCGAACCAGCGCCAGTGTCATACTGCACATACTTGAAGATCCGCGTACCGTTGGTGTCGTCAACGATGGCACCAAGCTGACCTAGCTGAAACTCAGGCGTGTCAGCGACTGCGGTGGGGTCAATCCCCATTACTGATGCAATAGCCATTACCAGTCTCCTCTAGGTATGGATGACGCCTTGCAGCGCACGGTTGGAACAGGTCAGGTTACCCGACCAGAACATCGGCGTTACAAGCGCATCTTGGTTGACGGACATCCGCGCCTCACCAGGCACGAAATCGCGACCGGCAGCGACTTCCATCCGCAGATAATCTGTGTTCAGGAAGTACATACGGTCGGTGTTACAGGCGTCATCGAACACGACATCCGAGTTCAGATACTGGACGCTGGTGAAACCAGAGTTGGCCAGATCGTCGCTGGTGATGCGCTGGATGGCCTGCAGGCTTCCGAGGAAAGCCTTGTAGGCGTTGGTGCCGGCCATAACCAGGTCAGGCGAGTCAGCGCCGCGAACAAGCTGCAGATAGATGTTGTTCATATCTGCCTGCACGTTTGCTGTGCTGAAAGCGTTAGACGTGGCAGTGGTCTGCACGTTTTGCCAGAAGGTGTAGGTCGAGGAGTTGATCCCGCCCACAGTGCCGGTGCCGGCATCAGCTACAACGAGCTGAAGGCCACCGACTTCCTTGCCGTCGCTGCCGGTGCCATCGGAGTAGATAGCAGTCGAGAGCGTGTTCATCATCGACTTCTCAAGGACGTTCACACGCGCCTCAAGCAGATTGATGATGGCCTCAGTGCCGGAGTTTTTGACTTGCTCCAGGCCGCTGATGGTGACGTTACCGGCAAGCTGCTTGTATTCAAACTCAGCAGCCGTCAGCACGTCAGACGGCGAGACATCAAGGGTTTCGTAGCCGCTGTAGAACTGAACAGTTCCGTTTGCAGCATACTCAAGTTCACGCACGATAGAACGGCCAGTCACAGTGGTCTGGTTGCCGTTTTCGCGCATCCGACGCAGCAACGCATTGTGGTTGCTTACGTTGTCAGAGAGCTGTCGTGACCGATTGCGAAGCGTGGTCGTGACAATCTCTGAGAGGTTTGGGCTGGTTGCCATAGGCTTTACCTTCCATTCTCAAGTTGTCGAATTGACGCCATGATGGTGTCACGGACAGACATCCCCGCTGGAAGCGCTTGTTGAGCTGGTGCGGCACTGCCTCTGACTTTCGACCTTTGCGCTTTTTTCGCTTTCTTCACGGCATCTGTCTTCACCGTGTCCTGCGACTTCTTCAGCGCGTAACTGTCCATCTCTGCCTTTCGCAGCTCAGGATCGGCGTAAACCGCCATTTCATAAGCTGTCTTCAGGTCTGGAGCGTTGCCGTTGCTGATAAACGTACCCATTACAGACCGCACCTTTTCAAAATGCGGATGCGCTGGGTTACCGTTTGCATCAGTTTCAGCGGCAAACTGGTCGATCAAAGACTGCGTGCTTTGCTGGACGCTTTGCTGTGCTTGTGTCTGTTGGTTTTGGATGAAGCCGGTGAGCTGAGCTACTTGCTGCTTCAACGCCTTCACTTCAGGATCTGCATACTCGTCCTCCAGGGCGGCATCGTTGCCGACTGCCCCGATATCCACGCCATACTGGTTGGCCAACCAGGCAATAGCGTTTTGAGGGTCTTTCTGCAGATATTCGTTAGCAGCCATCAGTTGCCTGACCGCTGCAACGTCATCCATGCCCGCCCTTGCGAATGTATCGCGGTGCGGTGCAAGAATCTCATCGAGTGCTTCTGAGCGCTTGCGGAGAGCCGCTACACCTTGGGTCTTCTTGGTGTAGTCGGCTTCCATCTCCTTGTAGCGCCGCATCATAAAGTGCTGCGCTTCAGGCTCCATAGAAGCAAAATCATTTTTGAACTCAGCAGGCCAATGGCTCATTGGCTCAAGCGCCTCAAGCTCTGGCGCTTCTTCTGCCTCGTCTGTTTCGTCTAGGTCTTCTTCAGGCTCATCATCAGCCTCGCTGACCTCGACTGTCTCATCTGGCGCGGGTGGCTCACGCAGACCATCTTCCTGGTCGTCGCCGGCATCTGCGTTCAGTTCTTGCAAAGTCCTGGCAACTGTCTCAGCGACTGTTTCCGGCCTTGCTGGCTCGGCTGGTGCGGCAGCATCGGCTGCGGCCTCAGCGGGAGTGCTATCAAGCGGGAGTTCTTGTTCTGTCATTTGAATAGATGGTCTTGGCTAGTGCCTACCTCCACAAAGTTATTGCGCCGCAGAAACTCGCGGTGCTGGGAACGGCTGGTGATCCAGCCACGATCTTTCATGTTCTGGTAAGGCTCGATGTCGCTCAAAATGGAAACGCCGCCCTTGGGGGCGGCGCTTGCCTTGGGTACGATCTGACCATCCCTGAACACAAATGTCTGTTTGCTCATCCCATCAGCATCCTTGCTGCCATGTCGCGCTGCGCCTGATCCATCTTGCGGCGCGGCCTGTTCAAACTGCCAATAGCTTGCATCATCTCAGGGATTACTTTGCTGAGAACCGCCGCAAGCGGGCTATCCATTGCCTCGCGGATGATCTCTTTCTCTTGCTCCGACAAAGCCTGGTAGGCTTCATTGGCGCGTTCCATATCGACTTCCATCACACAAAGTCCCTTGGGTTGCCAAAGATGTTGAGATTAGGCGCGGCTTGCTGTGGCTGTGTCATGCCGCGTGTTTGCAACAGATCAACCAGAGTGCCGCCGGCATATCCATACGGCTGGTACAGATTGCCCCGCCCACTATAAAGGTAGTAGGGGTTCAGCAAGTAATTCGCTGCCAGATCGTCAATCACTTCCGGCGTTGTTGTGCCGGGATCGACTGTGGCTGGTGGCTGGCTTGCTGGCTGAGATGAGCCGCCGTCATCACCGCCGCTCATGTTCTGCCCTGCGGTGCCGCGCACTAGGTTTGCAAACGGCCCTTCATAGTTTGGATCGTTGCGCCCACTGTAGACGATGCCACCAAGGCTGTTCATGCTGAGCGTGCCAGGCCCAGCCTGTACGCCGGTGACTGCGCCAGTGATTGGGTCAATCGTGCCGGTGCCTGTTTGCTCAACCATGCGCTGCAACTGACCAATATTAAACGCCTGAGCGTCTGCCGGATCAGGAGTGTTGAACAGTGAACCGAGCGGCCCGCCACCAAATATTGTAGCCATGCCAGTCCCAGGCGGGGTGCCACCATAGAGATCATCATATGCGTCTGCGAAAAACCCGCTCATCGGGTCGTTTCGCCCAGGCGCACGATCAACGCGATTGCGCGGCGTCGGCCGGTCGGGATTTGCCAGAGACTCTTGCGCTGCTTGGTTTATTAGCTGCCGTGCAAGCTCAGCCTGAGAATTATCCGCTGGCGGCGGCGCTGCAGACACAAGCCGCTCCGGCGGCAATGCAGCGGGCGGGGGTGGCGGCGGGGCTGGTTGAACAGCGGCTTGAACTAGTGCCTCCACATTAGCTGCAGCTTGAGCGTCCCCTGATCCAGCGCTAGGCAATCTAGGAAGCCCAAAACCTGGGTTAAGCACCGGGTCTGTTCTAGCAAAATCTTGGAACGCGCGCTCTGTCGTTTGGTCTACTCTGACAGGCTCAATGTTTCGGCCCATCGTAACGATATCAACAATCGGATCTGGCTCGTTGTCACTGTCAGGCGCAGGCGAGGCTTGCCTGACGTTGGTCGTGCCGCCTACCGGACGATCCTGCGAAACCAAGCCGGGACGCTCATTGTCGCGGAAAGATGCGTCACCGCCGCCAGATGAGCTGTCATTGTTGCCGCCGCCGTTGCCGCCGCTACTACCGCCGCCGTCGCCGTCGTAGCAGATGCGGTTTTCAATCAGGTAAGACCGAAGCATTGCTTGCCCTTTCTTGATCTGAAGCCCCTGCACTCAATGCCTTTGCCAAGCACAGAACGCAGATGCTCCCTGCCCTCGCGCACCATTTGGCCGACGCCGCCCCAAGGCGCTATGAAATCAACGACCCAGAGACGGTCGCCTGCGTTCCAATCATCAGGCTGCAACTTTCTGGTTCGCTTAACATAGCCCTGCTCAATCTCCTCATTGAACAAGCCCCAAGTGACAAAGCCGACCGGCTGATGCTCGACTTGCCAGATTCTGAACTGCTGCAAAGCAACAGGCGGCAAGATAAGCCGGTGAATGTCATCAACAGTCCAGTTGCAGTGCTGTTCGCTCTGGCCCATGAGCCAGGTCATCATGCCGACAGCCTCGATGTTCTTCATTGCGTCACCACCTTGGCGGCATCAATCTCCAGCTTCTGCTGCTTAAACTGGGCATCCTGCGCCGCCTTTTGCTGATCGAGCTGCAGACGTGCCACCTTCACCTGGGCATCAGCAGCAGCCTGGTCGGCCTGCGCCTGAACCTTGGCAGCTTCAACCTCAACCAGCTTATCAGCCGGGTTGGGCCTGCCCTGCGGGGGCTGGATCGCCTCAAGCGTGTCCTCGAGATCACGCGCACCAGGGAACGCCCTAGCAGCAAACAGCAGCATCTGCTTGGCTTGCTCAAAGCCAATGGCACCAGAGCTGACCATCGGGCCAATCGCCTGCAGGAACTGCACTGTCGCTGTCAAAAACTCTGTGCGCCGCTGCTGTTCAATCGCGCTGTCTACAGCCTGGCTTTCGTCAGTGTCGATGCTGATGCGGTAGCTACGCAGACGCTCATCACGCATCAATGCAACCGCCTCTGGCGATACCGGGACGCCTGTAATGCGCGAAAGCAGCTCAGGCTCCAGGTTCTCGACCATCAGCTCGGCCTTCAGCTCCAGAATCTGGTCAAGGAACATCTCGATGCAGCGCTGCCGGTTGACAAGGCGCATCGCACCAAACTGACCCTTAATACGCTGGGCTGTCGCCGTCTCACGGCTGGCGCTAGAGCCGCGCATAATGTCCGAAATGCCAGTGATCTCATAGATCGTCTGAATCACGATCTGACGCGACTGGTAGAGCTGCGCCAGAGCCTTGATAAGATTATCAAGCGGCGCTTCCTGCATCACATTGGCAAGACCACCACCAGCCTGCAGCATGGCCATATTGTCCACCGGCACAAACTCATTGTCCGATGCACCCGCCAGACGCTGCAGCTCCTGGAACGATGCGTCATATACACCGCGCCGCTTCAGCGCTTCTGTCAGATTGGCAATGCGCTGCGTAATCAGATCAAGCTCATAGAGCTGATCTTCATAGGTCAGGATCTCAGGGACAGGAAGCGTTGTATCGGTGGTCGATACGGCATACAGAGGCTCTGGAATAGGCCAGAAACCGTCCAGATTGTACGGATCATCGAACTCCTCAAGCAGCTCATCATAGTCGGCAGCAATAAAGATCTGCTTGCCTGAACGCTTGTCCCAAATCTCATAGATTTCAGCCCGATCCGGCTGCTTGTTGTCCTCGTAGGCGTCACCCTCATCGCCGCGATAGCTCAGCGGGATCATTTCGCCTTTTGGGCCGTAATAATCGACTAGTTCCTGCCTGGTCATAAGGTGACGGAAGCCAATCCACGTTACATCAGGCCAGCCACGCGCCGGCGACATTACAAAGTCTTCCCAATGCACATATTCGCACCGGATTGACTGTTCACCGACATATTCGACCGGCTCACCCAGCACATACGGCCCCATCGGGCCTTGCATGACCATGCCAGCGTCTACCTGGTTGCCTTCAGCGTCTACAAACGCGCTACCGATCGGCACATCACCGATCTGGCCTGGCGCAACCTCACCGATGCCAGTGATTGGCTGCTGGCGCACCGGGATCATCTCAGGATCACCCTCGACCACCACCGGCTCATAGGTAACCCGCAGAACACCGCGACCAACGATCAAATAGTCCTCAATCGCCCGCCGAACAGCCATGTCAAAGTTGTAGACATCGAGCTGGTATTGCAGCCCACGCTCCAGCACAGTCGCCACAGTGCGGCCCACAGGGTCATTGTCACGAAAACGGCGCCGTACTTTGGGACGCGGCGTCTTAAAGTACAGAGCCGACTTCAACGTATCCACGTTACTATAGAAGATGTTCATGCGCGTATCGCGCATCATGCGATCAGGATTGTCGTCCCGATAACGATCAATGATCTCATAGCAACGGTTGCGCCACGTCTCCTCAAAGCCACGCGCCCGCCGGATCTGGTCGTTCCAGTAACGCGCACGATCCCCTTTGCCTTTAGGCTCACGGTCATATGCGTAGGATTCAGCCATTACATTCTCCAGCCTGACGGCTTAGACGCACGCTCCAGACCATCCATCATTTCCTCGATGGTAGGCGGTCGCCAAGGGTCTTCTTCCAGTTCAGGTATGCGCCGCTGAAACGGCCTCGCCATGCAAGCGTAACGAATGTCATCCGCCGCATGATCTTCCTGAGTCGTGTCAATGTCCTCAATCCTGTGCTTGTCGTGCGTAAGCACTGGCAACGTGCGGATTGTGTCCACACAGTCGCTGAAAACAAAAAGCATTGGGATACCATCATCACCAATCAGACGCTGACGCACCTGATCCCAGCCAGATACCCTGGCATTGTCAGCACGCCTGAAGCGGATGCCCATCTTTGACAGCCGCTCACCAATCGACGGCCCGCCGTCAAACTTCCAGATGCTCGGATCACCAACGCCAAAATCTATGCGCTCACCAGCCTCACGGCTGCGGATGCCAGCGCCAACCTCCTCAGCAGTCATTCTCAGACCGCGATTAGGCCCAGCAGCCCCATACCACTCCCGATAGCGTATCAACGCCCCATCAGGGAAATACTCATGGTCATCAGCTACCGCCCACCAGCCAACGCTGAACGGCGAGGCAGAACCCCAGTCAAAGCTGCGGAACTTAGTCCAGTGATCCGGTATCTCAAACGGCCTGACAACATGAAGATCACGCTGCCAGATGTCGCCAAAGAACGAACCAACAACCAGATCCCAGTCGCCTTCACGCAACGCTCTGGCCAGCTCATCAGGCAGTGCCGAGAAGCTAGAGGCATATGAAGGGTCGATATACTTGTTGTCAGCCATCTTGGCCGGGATATACATCGTCACCCAGCCCTTGTCAGACGGATCATTCGGATCACGCATCGTGTGATCGTAGAAATACTGCTCTGCCGGTGCCGGGTCGATATACAGCGCCTTCAAATAATTGTGGCTCTGACCACCAGGGTTGGCCGTCATCACCAGCCGGGGCAAAAAGCCCTCCTGCTTGGGCTGGAAGTTGCCCAGACGCATCCTCGATTTGATGTAACCCAACTGATAAGGCGTCATCTGACCGGCCTCATCAACCAGTGCTATATGTATCTCAGTTCCCTGAATACGGTCACAATCACTGTCCCGCTCCAAATACTGGAACTGGATCGAACTGCCATTGAAGAACTCATAGCGCTTGCGCGTCTCATTGTAGTTGCCAAGCTCTCGCGGCAGCTCACGCTTCAACGGCTGTATATGGTTGGCATCCAGCTCAGGAAGTGACCGCCTGAAAATAAACGCCTGCAAGCCTGGGTTCTCCAGACAAAAGCCAATCAGGTCATAACGCCCCGCATGGCTCTTGCCGCCACCAGCAGCGCCGCCAAACAAAATCTGCTTGGCACGACACTTGTGAAGCAATGCCTGCTTTGGCTGCGGGTCATAGTCGATCTTGATGGTTTTAGGCATCAGATCATGTCACGCAGATCGTCTATGTCGTAGACAAAGGTGTTACGCAGTCCCATAGGCGGCGGGCTAGACATCTGGCCTTCATAAGTCTGGTCAGGTGGGAATATAGACCTGTCGAACTGTTCTGGCTGGCCAATCCCCATAAAGTTGTCTTTGTAGGTTGTCCCGCGCCGCGCCTGAACCATTCTCGCCTCAACCTCACCCAAAGAGTTGAGATAGACCTGGTAGTTGCCAGATCCGAGACGAAACGTGGTGTTTGGCGGCAGACCAACGTCCTGCGTAAGACCTTCCAATGCACGGCCTGCGTTGCGGAAGTCCAGAAGATCGCCCCTGGTCTTATCCATGCCACGGCCAATCTGACGAATACGCCGGTCTATATCCTTTGCCGTCAGGTTCTCAGCCAGCGCAGTAGCGGCAGCAGACTCCTCTTTTGTGTATTCAGCCATTTTTGCAAAAGCAGCAGCAATCCACCGCTCACGCTGCACACTTTTTCGCTTATTGTAAGTGTAGCCAAGCTCGTCAGACAGCTCCCGCCTGATACGGTCGCCATACTTGTAAAAGTCGGCAGAATTAAACAGCATCCGCGGCTGGAAGCTGTCACGCATTGACATATTCTCATAGCGCTTGATAGCACTCGCTGTCGAATAGTCCGACAGCTCAGCACTAAGCTGATTGTAACGATCAGCAGCCGGCGCTGTTCTTGCGAACACTGCCTCATGCTCTTTGATGGCCTTTTCTCGTATGGCCGGGGCCAACTGTACGTTTGCGCCTCTGGCAAAGCCCTCGATGCCTTGAACTGCGTGCTGCAGCTCATGGACGAGGATATCAGCCACCTTGTCCTTAAACTCGCCGGCTGTCGCCGCCTCGCCGCGCCCTGAGCGTATCAGCGAGGCAATGTTCACACCGATTTGCTTTTGATCCTCTTTGAAGAAGCCAAGGGCGCTACGTTTCGGATCATCGAAAAACACCACTCTGTAGTCACGAAGCTGCGGGTAAGCCTCATACAGTTCCGGGTGATCGAAAAGGTCGCCAATCTTCAATAGCTTTGGCTGAAAGCCTGGAACTGATAGAATTGACTTAGCAAAGTCCTCATTGACGGTAAGAACCTGATCGCCGTCCGGGCCTGCCGCCAAGTCAGAAATTTTCACGTCATCAGCAAACCCTGGGATCTGCACAGTCGCATTAGAATCGTCAATTTCAAACCGATACTGATTGTCTGGCAGCTTGAAAATACCCTTGCCAAACTCGCGTTCTGTTTGGAAAAACGCTCCCCGACCAGGCCGATCAGCTAGAGCATCGCCAGCAGGCGCGTCAGCGAAAATTTCATCAATTCTTTGTACGCTTTCGTCTTGCAAACGACCAAGCTCCAGGCTGTTGGTATCCATCTGATCCATCAGCGCAGCCCTGCGGGCATTGAACTGGTCAGTCAGCTCATCACCCAAAACCATGCGACCCTTAGTCAGCTCGTTGGTGACGTACTGATATTCGTTCATCAAGCGGCTCTGATTTGCCACTATTTGGTCAATCGCTTCCTGGGCTTTGTTGGCCACAGGGAACGTCTTTGCACTCTTACCGGCAAAAATGCCGATAGATCCCTCTGGAATTGACCCGCGCAGCAAATTAGCGCCAGTCATCCCGCCACCCATCACCGAAAGACCAAAGTTGTTGATCTCATCAATGACCGCAGGCGGCAACTGACCGTTGACCGGTATGTAACGCGGGTCACCGCTGAGCGCCCTGCCAGCAGTCCTTGCAGCGTCCCTAACCCCCGCTGCAGCACCCTGAACCAGCTTGGGGAACGCCGGCACCAGGTCACCTTCAGGCGTAGTCCCAATCGGCAAGATGTAGCCACTATCAACGTCCGTATCGCCTACAAGCGCACTGCCAATGCGACTGAACACGCTAGGGTCACTCTCAACGCCCTGCGGGCCAGCCATCATCGCATCGTCAGGCGACATGAAGTCAGACGGCGTGGAACCAGCATTGAAGAACCGACTGCCGCTGAACGGATCGTCGCGCAAATCTGTCATCAACCGCTGCGCCATCATCTGGCGGGCTAATCCTTGCTCTGCCATGCAACCTGAAACCTTTGATTTTTATGCCGACGCGCGTGTTCACATATCGCATACGTCGCCGCGCAAGCCGGCCCGGTGGGGTCAGGCCCAGGGGGCCACCTTGTCAGAAATGCCTCGTAAGCAGGAGGTCGTCTGCGCTGTAACGCAGGCTCAGCAAGGGTTTGCGCTAATCTACGATGTCCGCCTGTCTCAAAACTGTCTCAGAACCACCGCGCTCGATGTTGATCTGGACGTTAACAGCGCCGCCTTTTGAGCTGTCGCTGCCAAAGCTATCCCTTTGAGTTCGTTCAAGATACCAGCTATCAGCCCGCCAGTCGCGTTCACCAGCCTGGCCGATCCGGCGCACCCTGAGAGCGACAGCAGCGCTTTCT